CAGGTCAGGCAGCGGCGCGAGAACTGCCCCACCAGCGGTAGAACTGCCCGATCGGGTCGGCGATCCTCTTGTCGCAGGTGTGCAGCATGTTCGAGCATCGACAAAACTTCTCCGGTGTGGCGAAGCCGATGCGGCTGAGATCGAGCCGCGGGTCGGTGATCTTGCTGGGCGCGTTGTGGCCACCGTGGCCACCCAGCACCACGAAAGTTCTGCTCTTGAGCGCGAGCCCGGCCGGGACGATCCAGCCGACGCCGCCAATGACAATGTCGGCGTCACGCACCAGCGCCAGCAGCTCGCATACCGAAAGTTCGCCGTGGACAAAATAGCGGTGCGCCGGTGGTGGTTCGCCAACCACCCATTCCTCGCCCGGCGCGATATCGGCAACCGCAACCACGGTATGCGTCGCCATCAGTTCGGCCGCGATCGCCGCCACATATTCCGGCCGCGGGTTGCGCGCCTCGTTGCGCCATTCGGTGCGCACCGTGACTGGACGGATGACCGCGATCGGCCACTCCGATTTGACCGGCGATGGCCCCATATCGGGCAGATCGAATAGCGCCGGATCAAAGGTGACCTGCAGCGCCGCCCAGCGGCATTCGAGCGAGCGGATGATCGAGCGCGAGGCCAGGTCGAAGTAGCCGACCTTGATCTCGCGCATCGCCGGCATCGGTGGCGACCACCACAGCGCGGCCGGTTGCCGCGCCATGTTCTTCTGCTGCGTGCGCAGCCGGCGCCCGCCGCGGATGAACCTGATGTTGAGGTCGGCGTATAGCTCGGGCCACGGCGTCTCGAGGTGGATGTCGTACTGTGCCGCCGCCGCCCGCACGAACGGGCGCGAGTATATGCAATCGCCCAAACCGTACATCCCACGAATGAGATGTCGGTCGAGCAATAGAAACACTTCCCGCCCTGATCCTCGACGATACAAACGAAATCCGTATCAGTAAACGAGCCTTCGGCCTGCGCCTTGCGCGCCTTGTAGCGCGCGAACTGCACAGCGTGCTTTAACGGATTACGGTGCCGCCAATCGTCTTTTTGTTCCTTGTTCTTTTCTGGGTTAGCGCGCCGCCACGCTCGTTTGTTGGCGTTCATCGATTCGGCATTCGCCCGCGCGTACTGCAGATTTGCCGCGCGAAGGCTAGCGCGGTTCGTGGACCTATATCGTGCTTTATCTTCCTGAATTGCTACGCGGCGACATGCGTCACAGTACCGACGCGGAGTCGTTCGCCATGTTACTTCGGCCCCACACTTGCAGGTACCAGTCTTCAACGCCGCTTGCGCGTTCTTGCGTTTTGTCATGCAGCCCGACGCTCGCCTAGAAAATTTTGCAGGTCAATGACCGGAAGCAGATCGCCCCACGCCGTTCCCGGCGAGGCATTGAACGCCGCGATCCGCAACGCCCGCAGCGACGGCAGGATGGTCACCAGATCGGCGTGCTGCTTGTCGTAACAGCCGGGCTTATGCGGCCAGCGGTGCGGCGGGTGATGGTGGCTGCGGCCGTTGGCGGCCAGTTTGCCGTCGGCGCCGAGCCAGACGATGGTGCCGCCCGGCCCGACCAGATGCGCCGCCAGGTTGGTGGCCGCCGTCAGCGAGGTCCATTTCTGCATCAGGCTATCGTGTGCGAGCGCCAGACCCGGCGGCTTGGCGCTGCGACAGACCAGCACCTTCTTGTCTTCCGACACCATGCGCGACACCGTGACGACGCGCCCGCGGAAGCTCGCCACCGCCGCCCGATTGGCGGGCTCGTTCCACCAGCGCCAGTCGCCGAAATAGAGAAAGTCGGCCCAGGGCAGTTTGTACACGCTGGAATTGATCGCGATCACGCGCCGGCCGCGCAGCGCCTCAAGATCGACGCCAAGCACCGACGGCCCGCCGCCGACGATGAACACGGTCTCGCCCGGCCATTCGCGCGGCACCGACCAAAATGCGGGCTCACGCGACATAGAGCCGCCGGTAGGGTTTGATCAGGTCGATCACCGGCGCCGACAGATAGCCCGACGACGCGGTCGACAGCGACGGCGTGAAATAGCTCACGCGGGTGTCGCCATGCTGCACCTCGCGGATGCCGGGATCGCGCGAGCCGACCGTGCGGCCGTCGCCCACCGCCTGGATCACCGCCTGCTGCAACCGCGCCGGTGCTTCCTCTGGTAGATCGTAGCCGCCGCTGTAGAGCACGGCCACCACGGTCTCGGCCCAACATCCGTCGGTCCACAGCCGCCCACTGTCGGGATCGAATTCGTAACCGGCGGCGGTGGCGCCTGCGGTCGAGACCTCGGCCACCTCGACCACCGGATAAAGCGACAGCGTCAGCGCCTGCCGCGGCAGCATGTTTTCGTTGAAATCGAAGGTGAAGGTTTCCAGCGCCTCGGCCAGGCCGAAACGGCGATTGCAATATTCTGCAATAAGGCGTGACTGCATCGTGATTGCAGCCTGCAGCGCGGCATCCTCGTCGGTGCCCTCGATGCCAAGCGCGAGCTTGAGATCGTTCAGGCTAATCAGGTCAGGCCCGGCGCTGTCAGTCGCCTCGCTGAGAATTTCCAGAATGGAATGCATCTATTTGAACCTGACCGGCTCGGGCGCGCGCTTCTCGTCCGTGCGCGCGTCGCGGCCGTCGCTGCCGCGCTTGACCGCGAGCCGCCAGTCGTCCGACTTGCCGGGCTTGGCGGTGGTTGCGCCCTGGGCGATGAAGAACGAGCCGCCCAGGGTGACGCCGTCGCCGGCGGCGTAGCTCGCGCCCTCCTTCCAGACGCCAGCATCGAGGACGATGGCGGTCTTGATATCATGCACCGTCTCACCCACGGCCCAACGCAACGTGCGGCCACCGTCCGATGTTGTGACCGTTGCGGTCTTGAGCGCGCGCCCGATCTGTTCGGCGACGTAGGCTTGCAGGTAATTCAGGTCGGCGGCGTTGCGGCCGGGCTCGCCCTTGTCGCCGCGCTCGCCTTGCTTGCCAGCGAGACCAGTCGGTCCCATGGCGCCTTGCATGCCCGGCTCTCCGCGCTCGCCCTTCTCGCCGGTCTCACCGCGAATGCCTTGCTTGCCTTCCGGCCCGGCTTCGCCCGCCGGTCCCGGCATGCGTGCCAGGGCGCGAACCTCGCCCAATGCACGATGGCACATGGCAAGGCAAACACCGATCGCCTCGTTAAGCGTATACTGCGGAGCGGGGATCATCGGTTCACATCAATCTATTGACGGTCGTTTCCACCGAGGTTTGCAAAGCGGCGTCGGTGATGGCGGAACCATCCTGCTGCACTTGAGCATCCATCACGACTGGCGGCGTGGTCTGTTGCGCCACCGTATCGGGTGCCGTTGTGGTATTCTGCGCCCAGCGCAGCCGCGTATTGTGCGCTGGGACCGTCGTGGCCTCGTTCAAAATGAAATCGGCATATTTCAAGCATGCCACCTTGACGCGACTGACGAAGGTCGGATCCTTCATCAGTTCCGCCGATTGTTCGTAGGTCAGTGCCATTGCTGCATTCTCCTTTAACTTATGCACAGCTCGGTGATGACGACGAGGCCGGACGAGCCCAGACCGCCGCTTGGGGTGGCGCCAGAATTGTTGGTACTTGCACCGCCGCCGCCGCTGCCGTAGTTGCTCGCGGCTACACCGCCAAGAAAACTTGCATTAGCCGGCCAACCTTGGTTGGCGGCGCCGCCGCCAAAGTAACTGCTACCGCCGTTGCCTAAACTTGCAGGCAGCGATGCACTGAAAAGACCGCCGCCACTGCCGGGCGATCCCGCCGCGACGATGTCACCGGTGCCCGTGGGAGCGCCCGCACCGCCAACATGCCACGCCGCCGCCGCCGGCGCCCCCTTGCCGATGCACAAACTTCCCACGCTGCTATCGCCACCCGCACCACCAACGCCGCCCGCACCACCCGCCAAACCGGCCGCGCCGATGGTGACCGTCTTCGAGGCACCGATATCGGCAGCGGTCGCGAGCTTGCGCGAGTAGCCGCCCGAACCGCCGCCGCCAGCAATCAGAATGTTAGTCCCCGCACCAGGGGAAGAATTCCCCCCTGCACCACCTCCGCAACATTCGATGACACAACTCACCATGCCTGATGTCGGCGTGTAGGTGCCAGACGCCGTGAACTTCTGGATCACCTGCGTGATCGCAACGCCCTTGATGGTGGTCGCCGTCACCCATTGCGCCAACTTGCCGGCGGTTGGAGTGCCACTGTTGCTGACGTAGCCCGACAGATCGATCGACAGCGCGCCGGTGCCGGAATTGAACGACAGCGGCGGGCTCGCCGACACAACGCCGGGCGGACCTTGTGGCCCCGATGTTCCCGGTGGTCCTTGCGCGCCGGTTGCACCGGCTGGGCCTTGTGCTCCATCGGCACCGGGATCGCCTTGTGGACCGGCCGGGCCAGTCGCACCAGGAGCGCCGTCCGCGCCTGCAGGCCCCGGTGGACCTGCTGGGCCGGGCGGACCTTCCGGCCCGGGCGGCCCGACTATGCCTTCGCCGTCGCCCCCGCCGCCGCTGACAATGACCGCGGCCGTGACTGTAACGAGGATGCGATCGTGCGGCAGATTCCCGCCCGATGCCGTAACAGCGACGCCAAATTCCCAGTAGGTCTGCTTGTCGACCGGATCGCTGATTACATCCAGCTTCAGATAATTGGTGTTGTCGTTCTTATCCTGCAGGATAAAGCGCGAGCCAGCAGTTGCGGCCGATAGCAGTTGCTTGATATTGATTCCCGAGGCCGTGGTATGGCTGGCCCAGAGCTTTGTCGCCGCCGCTTGTGGCTGATCAAGACGGATTTCACCGGACGCGGGCGGCTCGGCAGTGCTGGTGTTGAAGACATATTCGATTGCGGCGCCGACCGAAGCTGCCTTGGCAACGCCCTCATAAAGTTCGGTGAAATTCAGGTTGCATTTGTAGAACGCCGCTTGCGCGCCCTCGGTCTGCAACGCATTGATGTTGATGATCTGCTGCGTCATTTGTCGAGCGGCGGCGATTCATGCAGCAGACGGATTGCGTTTGCGACCTGTTCGGCAAGCTCGGGCGGCAACACCGCTGCCTTGGCGACCGTCTCGGTCACGCACTGCCGTACAATCGGCACCGTAGCCTTAGCCAGCGCGGCCATTTCCTGATCCGTCATCATGCGACCTCGCTATACTCGAGGGCCAGCGCATCGGTGAATTTCTGCGTGATGGCGGCGAGCTTTTGCGCATCAGGTTCCGGCGGCGGGTCTTCCTCGCCATCGGCCGCAGTCGCATCGGGCTGCGGCGGTGGTGCTGGCGGCGTGGCCGGCGCGAACGGATCGTCCTGCGCGTCACGTTTGGCGAGCGCGGCCAAGCTGTAGTTCTGTTGTTGCAGGTAGGGTGAGGCACCGCCCGCGACTGGCTTCAGGTCGAGCTTGCCGCGGCCCTCGTTCGGCGACATCACGCCGGCGCCGACGGCATCACGGATGGCGGTGACCTGGGTCACTGTATCCATGCGCAGCAGGTTGTCGGTGTCGAACTCGGTGCCGAGACCCTCGCCCCAGCCGATGCCGAGCGCGGCGTCGAGCAATTCCTCGATTTCCTCGATGTGCGACTGCAGTGCTTGACTGTAGTACTCGACGTTCAGCGCCTGCACGTTGTTGTATGTTGGCAGCACGCCGACGCCGACCTTGTATGGGGGCACATGGTAGACGCTGCAGACGACCTCGGCCGACCATTTGAGCTGCTCGATCATCTGCCCTTCGACGTTGGTCATGGCCATCTTCTCGTACTTCATGCCGCCGGACAGCACCGCGACACGGCCGAGATTGACGCGCGAAAACCGCTGCTCCCATTCTTCCTTGATGCGTTTTTCCTGCACGTCGTCGATCTCGCCCGGCGTGGTCAGCAGGCCGCCGGGCACTGATGCATTCTCGAACAGCAGCGCCGAGGTCTTTTGCGCGTTG